TGCCAGCTTGCACTCGGCATCGTAGAGAGCGTTAGCTCCCTTGTCCATCTCTTTCGTCAGCCTTTGTAATTCCTCGACTATGTGGCCTGGTGTAATAATCTCCATTTTTTAGCCTCTCAGCTTTCTCTCTTTGTAACTTCCAAATGACACTTATTGAATCGAAGTCGCCCACATCAAACTGCTCTTGTAGGCACTCTTGAGTTTCAAGAATTGAGGCTAGAAGAATCCTCTTTGCTTGTAAGTCCATTAGCTACTGCCTTGATTCTGTCGAGTGTGTCATCGGTTGCGCCACCTGTTTTAGCTTGGCTGTATAACAATCGTAAACCCTCGATGTCATTCCCTAATGCTTCAGTCATCGCAAGCCAATCCTTAGCACTTGCTTTTGGTCTTGAATCTCTGGCAACCTTTTCCATCTCCTCGCGACTAGCCCTCTTGTTGCCGGAATAGTTTGCGTTAGCAAGTGCGCGACCAATGCTGCTGGTTTCGCATACCTCTAATGCCGATGTCGCTTGTGGACCTTTAGCTGAATCAACCTCGAACGCCAAACCTGTTGCCTTTGGCAAGTTCTTTTCTTGGTCCTCAGCGTTTAGGTAGATGTAGCTCTTAGTAACCCAAGTCCCAACCTGTCGGTCTTGAACTGTTGTGATGTTGTCGGTAATTATCCGACCCTCTGGGTTGTCTTTGTAGAACCGCTTGATGCGTTGCTCTACTGTTTCATAATCATTTAGGTTGAACTGTGGCATTTATTTCCCTTTCTCATGATGTAAATACGGTGCGCCACCAGCTCTTGATCTAAGGCTGAGCAGATGCTCACCAAAGACTAGACCTCGCTTTGCCCCATCCATTGCCTTTATTACTCTAGCCTTTAGGTCTGTCATTTTGGCGTTAGCCTTCTCATACTCGTCAACCGAGTTTAGGTAGTGCATACCCAAGTCATCAAGGTCAACCTCGGTGTCAACGATGCCAGGTGATAACGCTCTGATAGTTTCTAGGGTTGAGTTGCTTCCATCCCAGTAAGGCATCTTCATGTCTAGGCAAGCCTGTCTGAATCTGACAGCAGCATCCCAAAGTGTCTGCGCCTCGAACTCATCCCACTCGATGTCAAACTCCATGTAGCTAGAACCTGCGAGCGCAACTAACTTAGCTTGCTTGATTCCAAAGACTCTCATGTACCAAAGCACTTGAGCGCGATAAGCCTGTGGCACACCACTCCAATAATCGCGTGAGAACTTGACCTCAATAATTCCCCAGTTGCCGTCAGCATCTTTGTAAAGTCCATCAGGGTTAGACCTAGCCCAAGGGTTTTCTTTGTTTGCCCATGTTCCTGTTTCGTAGATTTCTAATTCAGGATTCTCAGCAGCAAACAAATTCAAGATAGGTGACTCAAGAATTGTGCCAAGCTTCATGCTCATGTTCGGTGTGACTTCATCAGGTATCTGACCAGTCTTTTTAGCCCACTTAGTTATTGCCGATTCCCAAGTGCTTAGTCCGGTAATGGCTGCGATGTCTGAGCCACCAACTGCACCTGGTTCGTTGCGTAGATCGTGCCACTCTTGACTGCCGTTGGCAAAGTCGCCAAGTAGGACTGCATCAAATAACTCGTTGATTTCTGCTGGTAATTTGTTTACTGGCAAGGTTTCCCTCTCTTTTCCTTGTCGCAAGGCCACGCTAACTCTCTCGGCGTGGCTTTGCTATTGCGTATGTATTTACTCTAGGGTTACCCTATGACATTACGCCAGATTGAACGCAAATATATTGAGTTGCAAGAAGCAATAAGAAACAATGATGGGGTCCAATGTGCCTCAGTCCCAGAGGTCTTTTTCCCAGAGGATGAGCATGACCTTGAGATCCGTAAGTCAATGGTCAAGGTAGCCAAAGAGGTCTGTAACGATTGCCCTGTCAGGCTTAGGTGCTTTGACTATGCCCTATCGGCAGGGATGCATGGCATCTGGGGTGGCACTACCTATGAGGAACGGGTAAAGCTTAGGGCTTCGAGCTAGGGCCTGACTTATCGGCAATCTTGCCAAAGCTCTTGTTTAGCTCATCTGGGTCAATCTTGCCGTCTGCAAGGTAAGACCGAGATAGCTCCTGAGCCACATCAATCACACCTGCAAAGGCAGCCATAGCAACAGCCTGGATAACCTCAAGTCCGATAACAGCTCCACCGACAAAAATACCGGTGACCTTCAAGATGATGACCGCTAGGGTCCTGCGAGCGATGTCTAACCACATAAGCTAGTCCTTTCGTAAAGGGTAAGTTGCTGCCCAAATGAGAATTGTCACGATTATTGCCCAACCCACAAAGTCTTTGGCAGAGCCTTCAAGCACTACCCAAGCGATACCTAAGCCGAGAATTGTCCAAGACTGGTCGAGCTGGTCTTTGAGAAACTTCAAAACTTCCTACCTGCCAATGCCACTTGGGTAACAATCACAGAGGCAACGATTACTTGTTGCGACTGCTCTCGCACCTCTGGACTTAAATCAGAGCCGATTGAGCGTAGGTTCTCTCCAAGTTTAGCAAGCTGTTCTAACGCTAGTTGCGGCAAGGCTGCTATGTTTTCTATCAAACTTTGCTCGACTTCAGGCTCTATAACAGGCGTAGGCGTGTTTTCAGGGGTTGGGGTAGGTGATGGGCTTATTTCAGGCTCAATCGGCTGTACGGGGCTTACAGGGCTGTTTAGGGTAGGTTCTGGCTCTGGCGTGGGTTCAACTGCTGGAGCAGGTGCAGATTCAGGCTGAGGTTCAACAGTAGATTCAGGGCTGGGTTCAATCGTTGGCTCAGGGGTTGGCTCTGGGCTAGGTTCGATTGTTGGCTCAGGGCTGGGTTCAATCACTTCCGGTTCTTGCGTAACTTCTGGAGTAGGGCTACCAGATGGTACAGGCTCAGGCTGGGTATCAGGAATAAAACCAGGATGGTAAAGCAAAGCAGAATCCAGCTCACCGCCGTCAAAAGATACCACGCTAACAAAAGTGGTGAACTCACCAGCAAAGCCACCCTCGCAAAAGTGCTGGGGAATGTTGCCCTTATCCAAGAAGTAGTCGTTTTCATTGTTCCATCCAATCCCGAAGGTCTGCTGATCTCCGTTTGTATTCTGGCAAGTTACATAGGCTGTGGCTTGAGCTGCATAGGCAGGGATAGGTTGCCAAGCCATAAAGAAAAGAAAAAAGCCCACAGACATAATCCGTAGGCTTTTTGACTTTTATAATTGTTCGAGCAAGTTATCCTAATTTTGACCAAGTTAGAGGGCCAACAATTCCGTCTGCTAGTAGGCCATGCTTCTTTTGGAAAGCAACAACAGCATTATGGGTCATTGGACCGAATGGACCAGGTGGGTTTACACCTAGCTTGTTTTGTAGGTAAAGAACATCTGGACCTGCTGGCTCGCCACGCTTTAGCTCTGTGCCTGGGTAGGCTCTTGATCCTTTAGCCGGTGCAACACTTGGCTTAGCAGGTGAAGCAGGAATAGCGCTTGTAGGTGCGCCTCTAAAGGCTTCATAGTCAATGTTGCCAGCACCCATTGTTGGCTTGCCACCAACGCGGAATGAGAAGTGAAGGTGAGCGCCGTAGCCGTTTTCCTTGCCAAGCCCTGATCCACCAGATAGCCCGATGACCTGACCTTGCTTGACCTGCTGACCAGCGACAACATCAATGCGTGATAGGTGTAGGTAGTCTGCGTTGTGGCCCGATGGAAAGCTTATGAAAATCATTCGACCACCAGAGCCAGTAAAGGTTGGAACGATGCCTGTGACAATTCCATCGGCAACTGCTTTGACTGGGGTGCCAGTAGCAACAGCGTAATCAATGCCAGGGTTTAGGGCTGGCTTGGCCCTGTTCTTGTGTCCCTCGAAGGTGTCAGAGATACTGCCACCATCTACCGGTCTAATCCATGTGGTCATTATTTTCCTATCGTTGCGGCTATCAAGCCGATGATTGCGATTGCTGAGGCTGTAAGTCCGGTGTAGGCAACGCGCTCAATCCAAGCAAGTCTGGCAAGGGTAAGTTCTACTTCTCTAAGGCGCTCAGGCACATCGTCAAGGTGATCAAGTTTCTGTAAGACCTTGACCAGAATCTCACCATGTTCGAGTTGCTTCTTGTAAATGTCAGCTTGCGTAATGCGAACTGAGGTGGTTTCCTCAGCCATTATGCGGTTAGAGCTGCTACTTCAGCTTCAGTTAGACCTAGAGCTAGGAGCTTGGCATTAGCAGAGGCTTTTAGGGCTTCTTGGGCTTCCTGAGCAGCTTCAAGTTCTGCTTGCTGTGCCTCGTAAGCTACCCTGTCAATCTCGCGCTGGGCTAATTCTTCCTCGGTCAGAGGTACTGTTATAGATTCGCCTGTGGCACAATCCACGACTACTTTCATCGGTGTATCTGTCATTTTCTTTTCTTTCTTGTTAGCTAGTGCTGGTGGTTACTATTCCGTCAGAGCCTTTTGTAATTTTGTAAAGGGAAAACATTGAGCCAATAACAAAGTTACCCGACTGCTGGTCAGTAAGGGTAATGCTTGTTATAGCAGCGGT